TGGTGATGCTATTGCAGCTAAAGAAGTTTATGATGAAGTAACTAAAGAAAAACCTGATTGGGTTAAAGTAGGTATTCTTGCAGGTGCAGGAGCAGTAGCTTTAATTCCTTTTTTTGGAAATGCTGCAGGAAAACTTATTAAAAAGGGCAGTGGTTATCTAAAAAACTCACCTAAAAATGAATTAAAACCCTCTCTTAATGAAAACCCTCAAGTTCGTGCTAAAGAGCAAGGATTTTCTGAGGATATGTATCATTATACTGCAAGTAATAAAATTAATAAAGATGTTTTTAACCCAGATATTTCTAAAGGTAATTGGAATCGTATGGGTATCCATGTAGGAAGCACAAAAGCTGCACGAGATAGATTTACAGGAACTCAAAATATTGATAAGTACGAAGATGGAAAAGCTTTAACTCAGCTTTCAAGTGGTAAATACGTTGAAGCAAATCCAGAGGGAATGACTTTACCTTTAAAAGTCCGTACCAATAAACCTCTAATGTTTGGAGATGAAGTTGAAAGTGAATTTTCTATAGAGATTAAATTACAAAAGATGGCAGAAGAACGTGGTTTAGACCCTTTAAATTATGCACAAGATTTAAGAAAACAACTTGCAGATGAAGGTTACACTCACATACCGTATGTAAATGAAGTTGAAGGTGGTGAAGGTAGTGTAAGTTATATAATGCTTACTGACCGTTCTAAAAAATCTCCTTCAGTTATGAGAAGTAAATTTGCTAAATTTAACCCTAAAAAAATAAACAAACCTGAACTAGGATTTGCCCAAGGAGGCTCAACAATGAACGAACAAACAGAAATGGCTTTTATGCAACAAGGTGGTTTAAAAGACGATGGTATGAATAAAGACCCTGTAAGTGGTAACTCAGTACCTAATGGATCAATGGCTAATGAAGTACGGGATGATATACCTGCTCAGTTATCTGAAGGTGAATATGTAGTTCCTGCTGATGTCGTTAGGTACTACGGAGTAAAACATTTTGAAGATATACGAAATAAAGCAAAAAGCGGCTTGCAAAGCATGGAAGCTAATGGTAGAATAGGTGGTGAACCCGTTCCTGTTGGTGGACCTAAGGCTGGTATGCAGCAGCAGCAACCCCCTACTCCTTATAACACTGTTCCAACCCAACCACAGCAACAAATGGCAGGTGGTCTTAACCAAGGTGAGATGAATGAAATACAGTCTATGATGATGGCTGTAGGTGGTTTTGTAGAAGAACCTAATAATATGCAGCAACGTAGTAATGACCCTTATCAACAACAACAGACTATGTATCAACAGCCTATGGCTATGGGTGCTTTTAATGGTACTGATGTATCAGGTTTTGGTTTTACACCTGCTGAAGCTGCTGTTAGTACACCTAATCCAAAAGCTGGAGATGGTTCTTTTAGTACAAAACCCACCACTGCAATAGTAGATAAAACTGTTACACAAACTTCGGTTACTCTTTATAGCCCTGATGGTCTTATAGTTAAAATTCTTAATTTACCTGAGCAGGAAATGGAGTATAATAATTTAATAGCCCAAGGTTACGTAACTACAAAGCCAACTGTTCCACAAAAATCAGGCGGTAGTCGTAGTGGTGGCAGTGGTGGTACTCCAGGTGGTAGTAGCCCTATTGTAGATAAAGACTGGGGTGAAGGAGTAGACTGGACTAAACCTGGTGAGTATGCTGATAAAATTTATGACAGCGTTAAGAATTTAGATAATATGGCAGGGGCTGGTTTTGCAGGAGCTTCTTTACTTGGTGCACCTGCAATAGGTATTGCCCTTGGAGTTGGAGCTAAATTTAAAGTAGGAGCTGCAGTATCTGACTTACACGCAGCAGCAATTATAGCAGAAGCTAGAGGATTGCCTGATGAAGTTAAAAGAATTAACGATATGGCAGATAGCTTAATTAAAAGTGGGGGAGGACTTTTACAATTTGCTAATTACCTTGGCATGATGAGTGGTGACGAAAAAGGTAAAAATAGATTAGATGAACTTGGTTATCAGTATGGAAAAGATGATGATGGATCACCAATATTTAACTCAGCTCAAACAAAGTATAATTCAAACTTAGGTAGTGGCTCTGCACCTACACCTACACCTGCATCTAAAGACTCAGCAGGTCTAAGGACTGCAAAAGCTATGTCACAAAAAGAACAAGACAAGGGTAAAGAATACGCTAAGACAGGTGATAAGAGAGCTAAAAGTTTTGGAGGTGGGTATGAAGCAGGAGGTGGTGAAGTAGTAGGTGAGGCGTCTGTGGTTAAGGGCGTAAAAACAAGAGGTGATGACAAACGAACCCCTGCAGAAAAAATAGCATCAGCACAGAGAGCAGCAGACAGAGATGGTACAACATTAGCTACAGGTGGTGGTGGTAAAGCTGAAGGTGGATTAATGTTAAAGAAGAAGAAGAAGACTAAAGGCAAATAAGGCTACTCAGCTACGGCTGACCCCAACATAAGGAAATAAAATGCCAGAACTAGCAGAAGTAAAACCAACGAAGACAGTAGGATTTGTAGATAGAGGTTATAACTACGAACTTAAACGCAAACGTATAGAAGAAGAAGAAGAGGAGATTAAACGCCTTGAAGCTGAACAAGCTGGAGAAACAGAGTCAGAAGAGCAGCAAGAAGAAGCCACTGAAGAAACAGAGGCCAATTCAGAAAATGAAGAAAAAGCGTTATCTGGAGAAGAAAAATCATTTAAAAAACGATATGGTGATTTAAGACGACACACACAGAAAAAAGAAAAAGAGTGGGAAGATAAACTAGAAGCTCTTAAAAACAAATCTACCAGAGAAGGTATTGCACCACCTAAGTCAGATGAAGACATAGAAGAATGGGCAAAAGAACATCCAGATGTAGCAGGTATTGTAGAAACTATTGCAGCTAAAAAAGCTCAAGAGATGTTTGCTAAAGCAGATATACGTCTACAAGAACTAGATGATGCACAGGTAGAAGTTACACGAGCTAAAGCTGAAAGTAAGATTAAAGAGTCTCACGCAGACTTTGATGAGCTACGAGAAGCAGATGAGTTTCATAACTGGGTAGACGAACAGCCTAAATGGATTCGAGATGCACTGTATGAAAACTCAGATGATCCAGCTTCTGTAGTACGTGTCATTGATTTGTATAAGATTGATAATGGTCTTACAAGCAATGATAAGAAAACAAAAAGAAAAGCAGCAGCTTCTACTGTTACTAAACGTAGTAAAACACAAGTAGATGTAGAAGATGCTAATAATTCAATTCTTGAGTCACAGGTAGCTAAAATGACCGCTCAAGAGTTTGAAGAGAGATCAGAAGAAATTAACAAAGCAATACGCTCTGGTAAATTTGTTTATGATATGTCTGGTAAAGCCAGATAACTGTTGACAAATAATAAAACAACAGTATAACTAGGGTTACAAGTGTGAAAGCCTCGCAAGACTACCTTTTACACACCCTAAACTTCCAAAAGTCTAAACTAATAAGAACTACCTGTTAAAGTACAGGCCCATTTGTTTGTCATATTTGATTGATCATTGAATAGATAAACATCTGCACCCTAGAAAAAATACAGCCTCTTTTAGGTGTTAGCTTTTTCACAAAGCCAAATATCAGGAGGATTCACTATGGCTTTTTCATCCGCATCGGGATATGGTAATTTACCAAACGGTAATTTTAGCCCCGTAATTTATTCCAAAAAAGTACAACTTGCTTTCCGTAAGAGTACTGTAGTAGGAGACATAACGAATAGCGATTATTTTGGGGAGATTGCCGCACAAGGTGATACAGTCCAAATTATCAAAGAACCTGAGATTTCTGTTCAGGCTTACACTCGTGGCACACAAGTCACAGCGCAAGACCTTGACGATGAAGATTTCTCCTTAACCATTGATAAAGCTAACTATTTTGCTTTTAAGATGGATGACATTGAAGAAGCTCACTCACATGTGAATTTCATGCAGCTTGCAACAGACCGTGCTGCTTATCGTTTGTCAGATCAATATGACCAAGACGTACTTGGCTACCTTTCAGGTTTCAAGCAATCTGCTCAACATGCACAGGCTGATACTGTCAACACTACCACAAATGGTACTGCTGCTGTAACAACTGCTGGTTCAGACGAATTGCTTTCAAGCATGAAGTTAGACAAGGGTGACTTTGGTAACATCACAACTACTTCTGCAGGGGCGCATTCTATTCCCTTGACAGCTCGTATGCCTGGTGCTACGTCACTTCCAACAGCTACGGCTTCACCAGCAATGGTTGTTGCACGTATGGCTCGCCTCCTTGATCAACAGCAAGTTGATACACAAGGTCGTTGGCTGGTTGTCGATCCAGTATTTATGGAAATCTTGCGTGATGAAGATTCACGTTTCATGAATGCCGATTTCGGTGAAGCAGGTGGACTTCGTAATGGTCTTGTCATCAACAATTTCCACGGTTTCCGTATGTACACATCTAGTAATCTACCAGCGGTAGGTACTGGTCCAGGTACATCAGGTACGGCTAACCAAAATGCTAACTTTGGCATGATTGTTGCTGGTCATGATTCTGCTGTAGCAACTGCTGAGCAAATCAATAAGACTGAATCATACCGAGACCCTGACAGCTTTGCTGACATTGTTCGTGGTATGCATCTATATGGCAGGAAGATACTTCGCCCAGAAGCTATTGCAACTGCTAAATATAACGCAGCTTAGGGAGGTATTTAGATATGGCTACTATTACAATGAGTACAAACTCTGACTCCACCTCCAACAATGGTGGAACAGGGAATAAAAAACTTCGTGGTGCAATCACTGTTTTGCAAAACGATATTGATATGGCAGATGCAATACTGCAGAATGGTGGCACTGCTCTAGCAGCAGGTGACATTATTCAAGCAGTTGCTGTTCCAACTAATACTATGATCCTCCATGCGGGTATCAAAGTTATTAGCGCAATGGAGGGTACAACTACTGACTCTGGATTGCTTTTGGGTATCACAGGAACTGATGTAGATCTTTTCTCTGCAGCATTTGACTATGATGGTGCATCTGTTGGTGATCATACTACTGCTGTTCTTTCTAGCGGAAGTGCTGATAATCTACCAGCATTTACTGCAGCAGCAGATACTATTGATGTAGAAATTGATGCATCTAGTGGAACTATTACTGGTGGTGTTATTCGTGTGTATGCAATTTGCATTCTTATGGATGATATTACGCAGTCAAGTTCTGCTGCTGAAGTAGATCGTGATCTGCTTGCATAAATAAACTTTAGGGGCTGACTTAGGTTGGCCCCTTTAGCTTATCTTAGGGAAAAATAATGGCGCTTTCTTTTTTAACATTATCAAACAGTGTTATAGTACGTATGAATGAAATAGAACTTACCTCTAGTAATTTTACTGGAGCTAGGGGAGTTCAGACACAATGTAAAAATGCTGTAAATGAAGCTATAAGATATATTAATCAGAGAGAGTTTGGATACTCTTTTAATCATTCGACAAACACATCTACATTAGTACCTGGAGTGGCTAGGTATGACTTACCCACAGATGCTAAGTCTGTTGACTACAGCACAGCCAGGATTAAAAAAGACAGTGTACTTAATGTAACAGGTACTAGTCTTACAAATCTTAATTATTATGAATACATTGATAATGACTTTGCTAGTGATGAAGATGATGTAGCAACAACAACCTTAAATGGTTCTCATACTGATTCCGTAACAACTCTTACCCTAACTTCTACTACAGGCTTTGATGCCTCTGGTAAAGTTCATGTAGGTGGAGAAGAGATTACATACACAGCCGTTTCTGGAAACACTCTTACAGGTTGTACCAGAGCTGCTAACAGTACTACTGCTGCTGCATATGCAACTGGAGTAACAGTAACTCAATTTGAAGGTGGTGGTGTACCAAGACAAATTGTACGTACACCAGATAATAACTATTTAGTTCACCCTTACCCTGATAAAGAATACGTATTAAATTTTGATTTTTATACATTCCCATCTGACTTAGCTGCTCATGGGGATACTACAACTATTCCAGATAGGTTTGCACCAGTAGTGGTAGATGGTGCTACAGCATTTGTGTATCAGTACCGTGGTGAGATGCAACAGTATCAATTAAACTTTGAAAGGTTTGAGCAGGGTATAAAGAACATGCAGGGCTTACTTATTAATAAGTATGACTATGTAAGGTCTACAATGATAAACAGACCAGGAAGCTCAGTTAGCTATACTTCTGGAGTTACTTCTTAATGCCAGATAGTTCTCAAGTACAACCAGCAGCATTTAACTGTCAGGGAGGTTTAGTTCTTAACCGTTCTAGTTTTTTAATGGAGCCAGGACAAGCAAGAGAGCTAGAAAACTTTGAGCCTGACATCCAGGGTGGCTACAGGAGAATAAGCGGATACTCTAAGTTTGTTAATCAAGTTGTACCAATTACAAATAGTACTGCTGAAGAACCTTTAATGTCTTCCCTATTCGCTAATAAAGTTTTAGCAGCTAGAGGGGAAAAGATATTCTCATCTGCCTCTACAGAGTTATCAATTCGTATTACAGCTAGTACAACCTTATCAGGCTCTGGTATTTTAACTGTAGCCTCTACTTCAGGTTTTTCTTCTAGTGGAACTATTCAAATTGACTCTGAAAAATTTACATACACAGGTATTAGTACAAACTCTTTTACGGGTGTAACTAGAGCTACTTCAAGTACAACTGCTGCTTTACATTCTAAACTTTCTGTAATATCAGAGGATTGGACAGTAAGAGATACTGGCAGGACTGGTGCTAAAAAATACCACTTTGAAAGATTTAACTTTGATGGTAACGAAAAGATTATCTTAGTTGATCAAGTTAATGCGCCAGTTGTTTTTAACTCTTCTATAGCTGCTACAGATGTTAGTGAAAGCAGTGTAGCAGGAGCAACAGTTGTAGCTGCTTATAGAAACCATATGTTCTATGCAGGTAAATCTACAATACCTCAAGAAGTAATTTTTAGTGAACCTTTTAATGAAGATGGTTTTAGTAGTGGTGCAGGTGCAGGTAGTGTAAAGGTTGATGACACTGTTGTTGCGCTAAAGGTTTTCCGTAATAGTTTATTTATATTTTGTGAAACTAGAATATTTAAACTTACAGGTTCCTCCCTTAGTGACTTTGTAGTAGAGCCTGTAACTAGAAACATTGGTTGCATTAACAGCTTTACTGTACAGGAATTTGCAGGAGATTTAATCTTCCTTGGACCTGATGGACTACGTACTGTTGCTGCTACTGCACGTATTGGTGATACAGAACTAGGTACAATTAGTAAAAACATTCAGTCTATTTTTGACGAAAACATTAAAGATGCGGTAGAGTTTGATAGCGTAGTTATACCAGATAAAACTCAGTATAGAATCTTTTTTAATAAAGCAGGTCAGGCATCAAGTATTTCTAAAGGAGCTACTTGTGTCCTAAAGAAAGAAGGTTTTGAGTTTTCAGAATTAAAAGGACTTAAAACTACTTGTACTGATACCTTTGTAGAAAGAGGTGACGTAATTGTATTACATGGAGATGTTAACGGATTTGTGCAGAGACAAGAATCTGGAAGTACTTTTGATGGATCAACTATTTTAGGTAAGTACAGAAGTCCTGATATGGCTTTTGGAGACTCTGGTATCCGTAAGCATATGCAAAAGGTTATTATTAACTATAGGCCTGAAGGAGTTATTGACACGGACTTATTTGTACGTTATGATAA